ATAACCAACCTTGATCATTATTAACACCAGTTGTAGAAGATAATGTTAAATTACCACTAGATCCAACCGCAGTATGTGAAGGTGTTAATGTAGTTGTTGAAATATTATGATCTTGAAATGGACCATTTTGAAAATCAACTTCAGTCAATGTCCAGGCAGTATGACCTGTTCTTGATAATTTTCTAACTGCATGATTAGGATGACAAATGTACATGACATCAGCAGATTGTGCATATTTAATATCAAAAAGTTCTGCTTCTAAATAAGGTGTAGATATTTCATAAGCTGAACCACCTGATAATATTTGACCATTGTCTTTATAAAATCTTATGTACTGATCACCAAACTCAAGCATATAAGTTTGTGTTGTTGAAAACTCAAAAGGAATTAGTCTTGTTTTTTTTGTGCTATCTTTTACTTCAGCAACAAACTGTGTACCAGATCTTCTTGCTGCACTACCATGTGGAAAGACAACAAAATTTTCTAAAGTTTTAAGACCAGTTGAATATTTAGATAAATCATTACGACCATCTAATCTTGGTGATAGTTCACCACCAGTAAAGTTAGTTAATTGAACCGCTACTCTAGCCATTACTAGAACCTCGAGTTAATAAATGTATCCGCACTCATGACATCTGCCATGCCTTTTTCTGGATTCATATTTTGACCTTCAGTCGAATCTACAAATCTAGCTTCTTTTAATTTATCTTGAAATAAATTGTACATGTTAGTTGCAGTTGGATTAGAACTGGTGATTGCATAAGCAATGTCAGCAGCGAGTGAAGCAGATAAAGTTTCTCTTAATAATTCATCGTATTGATTTGGATCTTCTATTCTTGCAACATATAATATTTTCATGGTAGAGTTATCGGTTAAAATTTTTCTACCTTCTATTTTATAATCTGCATCATAATCTAGTATGGTTAAAACTCTTAGACAGTCAGCAGGTAAAGTATATTGTTTAGTAAATCCCCATGCTGGAGTATCTGTATCTGCTGCTAGTTGAACTCTTTTTTGTAAACAATTCCAAGGGTGAGATCTAAAGACTGAATCTCTTACTTGAGTATATCTTGCATTGCAAAGTCTTGCGTTTTTAGAATCTTCAGTTAGTGTTAATATTGTAGATGCACCAAGTTGATTTAATGCTCCATTACAGATGTCTACTACTGATGCCATATTTTCTCCATATTTCTTCTTGAGTTAATCCAAACTCTTCTTCTTTTTGCTTTGTTCTACTATTAATATCTTTTTCATCAATAATTTCAACTAAAGCATATCTATAAACTTTATTATCGTCTTGCCATTGAAAATGCAATAAATGTTTCGGATCTTTATATAATCCTAAGTTTCTTGGATCAAAATCACTTTTTGTCATTTTTAATAATGTATTTTCTTCTTAGTTTTCTATCATTTTCTAATGCAAATATCTCATGCTCGGTTCTTTCAAGCTTGGCATCAAAACCATGATGTACTGTAGATGTATTTTTGAATCTGTCTACTAGAACATATCTATAGACATAATCGCCTTTTCTAAAATGTAAAATTGTTTTTAAGTCTTTTATTTGTTTCATAAGAAAGATGGGGGATTGCTCCCCCATCTAAATATAGATTATTCTACAGTGTAGAATATAGCTATTTTGAAAGTACCAGTTGAAGTACCAGTCGTTGTGATGATTATGTCAGTTTGAGCTGAGTATTCATAACCAAAACCAGCGATAGCATTCAGTCTAGTAAGAGTTGCTGCAGACGCAGTGTCAGTAGATGTAATAAATCTATCTGGATCACCTGCATCACCCACAGTCGCAGTTGTACCTGTTCCCATGTCATCAGCATGTAATACTACATCATATACGATTGCACCTTTTGGTAGAGTTGCAACTGAAATAGTTCCAGCTCCAAAAGCAGATGCTTCGTAAGTGTCGTATTGTACTCTTAACTTTCCACCCCATTGCGATACGTCAACCATATCCTTAGGAGTGTTTTGAGTCAATTGGTAGTTAGTTCCATTTGCCATATTTATTCTCCTTTATGATTAAGCTTCGTATGCTTGGATTTCTACAACTTTTTCTTCTTCCATTCTAGTTGCGCCGAAAGATCCACAGTAGTAAACTTGAGTAGCATAACCTTTGTCAGCTCTCTCGTCTATTCTTGCTGTAACATCTTTACCAACACCTAGACCGATACCATCCATTGCATAAGCTATGCACTGTCTGTTTGAACCAGTTGTATTTAGTCTGTTAGATACGATAAAGTTAAAACCAAGGAACGAGTTGATTTCACCATTTGCCAATGCTTTGACAGTGTTGAAGTCACTTGAAGTTACCTCAGTTGTTCCTAATAAATCAGTGATTTGTTTAGGACTTACAATAATGTATCTAGCGATTGATGGATCAACTGAGTTTAAGTCAAGGATCTCTTTTGCAGATCTTAACTTACCAATTGTTAAACCATCTGTTCCACCTTCAGTTATCTTCTGTCCAGAAGGTAACGCAGTTGAAGTTGAACCAGTTTCGCCAGTGAATGCAGTTCCTAATGCAGCACTGATTATTTCATCATCCATAGCTCTTCCCATAGCAAAGGCTGCAGCTTGAGCATAAGATGAAGTTGGATCGATTAAAAGTCTTACCTTGTCTTGGTCATCGATAAGGTCAGCATATTCGTAATCCACTAATGATACTCTTCTTCTCGCATGAGGAGTATCGATTTGTGGAGTATCTGAATGTCTACTTGTTCTTTTAACAGCGGTTACTGAACCTACTTGATCAAAGAACGCATTCTTACCCACAACACTTTCAAGTCTGACTTTGTCTCTTAATAACGATCCCATTTGTTGAGATAGCATTTGAATGTTAGCAGAATACTGCTGTACAAATGCTGTAGTTATTTGGTTAGACATATTTGTCTCCTTTTGTTGTTAGTTATAGTTAAACAATCAGAAAGGTTCTCTGTCTTGCGACAGGCATCTCTTGGATTTTAAGTCTTTTAGACTACAAGTCTATTCCTTGTCGTCAGTAGGGTTCTTAGGTTTTCCCTTTTGAATTGTCCTACTCTTTACCCATTTATAATAATAATCACAAATAGGCAAGGGATCTTTTTTTTGATACTCAGTACCATTTTCTTTTACGATCCTGAGTATCTCTAATTTTATTTCTGAGTCGTTTAAATGATCATCACTTGCCATATAACATCTCTCTTAAAGTCAACATTTGTTGAACTGATTTATCATGATCTGGATGACCTTTAATGTGATATGGATGAGATCTATCTCTCATAATTTGTGAGATTTCATCTTCAACATTTTTACTTTGATTTACATTTTCAGACTCAGTTGATACCATTTTATCTTCTGATAACATCTCAGCAATCTTTGCAAAGCCTCTTACAATATTAGGATGATCTCCTAACACTGTTCCATCTTTTAAAACAGTTGTGTCTAAGAAATCTTTTCCAAAATTTGCTTTTGCAACTGCTCCGGCTTTACGAACATTTTCTTCAAAAGCTTTTCCCCATTCTTGTCTAAGTTCTTGAGTGGCTTGAGCTTGAGCTGTTTCGCTATCTACTTTTGATTGTTGTGCAGATCCTTCCATAATGTTTTTATAATATTCAAGAATACCTTGTGCTTGTTTATTATTTAAACCTAATTTATGTGAAGTCTCGGCAAAGGTTTTGACTGCGTTTTCATCAATTGGAACAATTTCTGATTTAACTTCTAGTTTATATTTATCAGCTGATTCTGGTCTACCTAATTTGGTATAGACTTCATTCCATTGATCTTCAGTTGAATTTTCATTCGGCACTGCAACCTTATCTTGTCCAATCATTTTAGTTGCGTTGATGTATGATTTTGCTAACGCATCTAGTTCTGTAAATTTAGAAATGTTTGGATCTTCTCTAAACTCTGGAGAGATTGCTTCTTTCCAAGACTTCGCAACAGTGGGTTGTTCAGTAGTTGAAGAGATTGGTTGTTGTGCTGTTTCTGTAGTAGGTTGTGTTGTCTCTGCTACAGGCACAGTTTCCTGTGTTATCTGTTCTTGTGACATTGTTATTTTCCTTTTTCATTATCGTTTTGGAGCATTGATTTAATAAATAGAAGTACACTCCTTTGACCTTCCATATATGCACTCTCATGACTATCCCCTTTAACATTAGTGGTAGACCAAAAGTGGCATCGTTTTTCTAAGTCAGACAAAACTAATTTACCTTCGTCTGAATTAAAAATTTGTTTATAAGCTTCTCTTAATTGTTGAACTTGTTTTTCAAATTGTTTTAGTGAGTCCATTACTCAACTGCTGCATTCGCAACTGCTTTAGCTTCTTCTGGTAAAGCTTTTGCGAGTGGTGCTAGTTTTCCTCCTGCTTCTGCTGCTTGTTGTAGCTGTTGCATTTGTTGCATCTCTGCTTGTTGTTGTTCTTTTTGTTTTCTCTCAGCATCTAATTGAGATTGTGATTTTAAAATTTTTTGTGGCACACCTACAATGTCTGCTAAGTGTCTAACCAGTTTATCCATATTCACATGATCAAATACAGGAGCAACATTTGCTAATGATCCCATAATTTCTATTGCTCTCATAATCGATTGTAACTCTGTAGATTTTTGTGCTTTAGCTAGTGGAGATACATATTCAATTTCAATATCTTTACCTGCTAAGAAATCAGGTGCTGGTTGGAATAAATTTTTTCTAAGAATAATATTAAAGGTTCTATCAATTAATGGTTTTAATAATTCAGATTGTAATCTACCTAACACTGGACCAAGTAAT